GCCCGACACCATCACGCTCGACGGCAAAGAGGTGCGGCTGACGAAGACACAGAAATATCACCTCGTCGGTAACAGCGTGCCGCCGAAGATGATCCGGCTGCTAGCGGAACATAACGTGAGGCGGGAATTTGCGGAGGCGGCCGAGTGACACGCCTCCCAGCCTCAACCTACCGGAAAAACACCAAGGCGAAGAAGCGCGTCACCATGGCGCGCCGAAACGCCAAGCGTGACGCTGCCGAGCCGGACATCGTTAAAACGCTCGAGGCGTTCGGCATGAGCGTATTTCTCCTGCACGAGCCAACAGACGCGATCGTCGGCTATCGCGGCATCACCCATGTCGTCGAGTTCAAATCAGGCCGCAAAGGCTACGGCGCTGCGCTGAACGATAATCAGCAGGCCTTCGCCGATGCCTGGCGCGGATCAGCCGTCGTCACGCTTCACAGCGTCGATGATGCGGTCGTGTGGGCCCAGCAGGTCAGCAGGGGGCAGCCATGACGAGCAAGCTCCATCAAGCCGTTGCCAATCTGATGCAGAACGAAATCGAGCAGTTCGCCGCGTGGTGCGCCAAGGAATGGACCATCACGCCCGAGCTTTTCAAATCGGACAACGTTTTTGACACCAAGCCCGAAGGGTACCGCGAGGGCTATAACGCTGCGCTGGAAAGCCTGCCGCTCGCGCTCGATATGTATCTGGAGGGCAAGTCATGACGCGCTCCTTCGACGAACAAGAAATCCGCAACGCCGTCGTCAGCCGCCTTCGCCAGCTTACGCCCGGTGCCCGCATCGTGCACGAGCTGAACGTCGCGGGGCAGGGCACAAACAGGATCGACGTCGCGGCGATTGGCACCGAGCATATCGTAGCGGTGGAGATCAAATCCCGCAAGGACGTGCTGAAACGCCTTGAGGAGCAGTGGAAGGCGTTTAACGAGGTTTCCCACTTCGTCATCGTCGCGGCGCACGAGAAGCATTTCGCGGACTTCCGAGATCCATATTGGCGAGATGACGTTCCGGCAGAGAGGCATTTGAACCATCCGCTGTTCTTCGGAAGGCGGTTTAGCTATCGCGCCCATGTCTGGCGCTATCCCAAGCCTGAGAAAAGCGATTTCGTGCATGGCCGCAACGACGACGCATGGTCATTTGATCGCTTCAAGGACCTATCCCGAATCCCCCGCGCCACCTCCATGCTCGAGATGCTTTGGGCCGCCGAGCTGCAAGCCGAGTGCTGGCAGCATCGCATCTCGTGTTCGTCGAGATCAATAAGGCCGACGATGATCCGCGACTTGGCTTGGAACCTCACCGGCAAGGAAGTCACCCACGCCGTGTGCCGACAGCTGCGCCAGCGCGCCTTCGCCGAGGCCGATGCACCCATCTACCCCGATCAGCCTGCCGCCGCCTCCCAGCCGGCGCAGGAGCCGCTTTCACTGCCATTTGAAGGAACGACAGCATGAGCCGCCGTACCATGCCCTACCACCGCCGATATCAGGGCGACGCCCTGCAGGGCTATCGCAAGCTCACGCTCGAGCAGCGCGGCGCGTACACGACCATTCTTGACCTGATCTATGACGAGGGCGGCCCGATCGACAACAACGAACGTTGGCTCGCTGGGGCATGGAATTGCTCTCTTCGGAAGGCCCGCGCTTTGCTCGCCGAACTGATCGAACTGCGCAAAATCTACATCACACCGGACGGCAAAATCAGCAATCACCGGGCCGAACAGGAAATCGGAAACGCGCTGAAAATCTCGCGAAAACGCGCTGAAAACGGATCGAAACGCAAAGATAATCCCCCCGAAAAGCCGGAAAAGCCCAATAAAAACAATGCGGCTGTCAAGCAATTGCTGAACAATTGCGGTGTAATGCCAGTACCAGAGCCATATAAGAATAATAGTAACTCTACGGTGGATGAGGATAGGCAGTTGCCGGGAGAGGTGGTGGACCGGTTTACCTCTGCCGATCCGCCCTATCGACCGTTGGCCCCCAATCGTCTCATCGACAGCCTTGATCGCCGAACCGGAACGGGTGCCGTCGCTGCGCTTGCCGCGAGCAGGGCAAGGCGGGGAGGTGGCCGATGACGCGCCCACCTCGCAAGGCCGTGAAGGGCGGTGTTGACGCCCCGAAGCCAAAGAAAACCCGCAAGAAAAAACCGAACCCGGCCGAGGCTGTGACGCCAGAGGTCAAGCACGGTGCGGCTTGGGACGAGCGGTTTGTCGCCACGGCCAAGAAGCTCGTCGAGTATGGCGCCACCGATGAGGAAATCGCGGAAGCGCTGGGCTGCGACATGGAGGAGATGGCTTGGTGGCGTGAGGAGCATCCCGCGTTCGACAAGGCGTTTTACCGAGATCCCCGCGGCGTTGGCCGTCCCTCGCTTTGGGATGACAAGTTCGTCGATATCGCCAAGGCCATGGCCAAACTCGGCGCGATCGACATGGACATCGCCAACGCGCTGGGCTGCAATATCCGAACCCTGCACCGCTGGAAGATCGAGCATCCCGAGTTTGCAGAGGCGCTTGAGGTCGGCAAGGATGACGCTGATGCCATCGTCGAGAAAAGCCTGTTCCGACGCGCCACGGGATACACCTTCGACAGCGAAAAGATCGTTACCGCCGGCGGCACGGTCCAGCGCGTCGAAACGATGGAGCACGTTCCGCCTGACACCACAGCGGCAATCTTCTGGCTCAAGAACCGGAAGGGTGCTGACTGGCGCGACACCAAGAACCTGAAACACGACGTCGAAGAAGGCAGCGAGCTGGGTAATTGGCTCGCCACCCTTGGCGGGAAAACCTTTGCCCCTGTCGAAATGCCAGGTGCGGAAGAACAGCAACCTGACGCTGCTACCGAGCCCGCTGAAAAAGACGGCGCTGGGAATGGCTGGGTCAAGGAAGGCTGACCCGCATGTATGAGCATCTCGCCGGAATGACGGAAGCGGAGCTTATCGAAAAGCTCAAGGACCCGCACTGGCGCATTCGGAACCTCTATTACATCCTCGATAAAGACGGCAAAACCGTCCTGTTCCGCCCTAACGACGTGCAGGAAAAGTTCATAGCGGAAATTTGGTATCGAAATATCGTGCCAAAGGCCCGCCAGCGCGGTTTCTCCACCGTCGTTCAGATCATGATACTGGATGCGTGCCTCTTCGTCGAAAACACTGTCGCTGCCGTCATTGCGCAGGACAGCAAGACGGCGAAGAAGATCATGCGCCAGAAGATCAAGTTCGCCTACAAGAAGTTGCCGGAGTGGCTGCGCTCCAAAAAGCGCATCGTGGTCAACAACGTTGAGGAAGTCGTTTTTGAGAACGGCTCCTCAATTCAGGTTTCCACCTCTGCCCGCGGCGACACGCTCAACTGGCTGCATATCTCCGAATACGGTAAGATCTGCTACCAGTCTCCGGAGCAGGCCGAAGAAATTCAGACCGGTGCATTGCCCGCTGCCGAGCGAGGTATCACCGTCATTGAATCGACGGCAAAAGGCCGCGACGGCGACTATTACAAGATGGTGCAGACCGCCAAGGCTAATGCCGAGGTGCGGAAACGAGTGACCCGCCTTGAATACCGGCTGCACTTTGCGTCGTGGTGGGATGCGATCGAGTATGAGATCGATCCAGCAGGCGTCATCATCACGGCAGAAGATCACAGATATTTCGATGAGAGGGAGCGTGAGATTGGCGTGCCGCTGCCGCTGCGGAAGCGCGCCTGGTACGTCTCCACTCGCGAAAACACCTTCGCCGGCGATCAGGAAAGAATGTGGTCGGAATATCCCACCACGATTGACGAGGCGTTTCAGGTCTCGACCGAAGGCGTCTATCTCGCCAAGCAACTGCAACAGGCCCGATTTGATGGGCGGATATGTGACGTTCCATATCGGCCGGAAATTCCCGTCAACACGTTTTGGGACTTGGGTCTTGGCGACGACATGGCGGTCTGGTTTCACCAGTCGGTCGGCGTCATGGATCACTTCATCGATTATTACGAGATCACTGGTCAGCCGTATTCAACCATCGTCCGAGAATTTCAGTCACGCGGCTATGTGTTTGGCCACCACTTCCTGCCGCATGATGGCGAGCATCGTAGACAGGGGGCAATAATCATCGAGACGCCCCGCGAGATGCTTGAGGGCCTGGGCATTCGCAACATCCATATCGTGCCACGCACCCCGGACCTGTCGAATATTGGCATTCCTGCACTTCGTGAAGATTTCGCGAACTATCGCTTCGACGCCACCAAATGCAAGCAAGGCCTCATTCATCTTGAGGGCTATCGCAAGGCTTGGAACGAGAAGCAAGGCGTCTGGTCTGACACGCCTCAAAAGAACGGCCACCAGCACGCCGCGGACGCTATCCGCCAGAAAGCGCAGTACCGCGAAGAGGTTCGCCGCCTCTGCACGCACCTAGTCACATCATCGTCTTCATCCGGTTCGCGGCGCAGGTCGCGCGACCCCATGACCCTTTAACGCACCACGAGGCCCATCATGAACACACCTGATCTTGACCTGACGAAGCGCGTCTGGACTAAACGCCGCGGCGGCATTATAGCTATTGGCACTTGGCTACGGCTGGAACAGCGATTCCGGCCGTGTATGGTGATTGTTCCAGCGGATAGGGAATATGACGACAGGCTGATGCCATGCGTTGTCACGATTGACAAAGCGTGGATCTGGTCTGAGGACGTCGGCGACCCTATCCAAGCTGCACACACAGCTCACCAATTCGCAGAAATTCTCGGCCTGGCTTCACACGACAAGCGCACAGTCATTCGTCTCGCGATGTTCATTCAGGACCATCTCGGCGACCTCCTGTCTATTCCCCCATACCAAAATCCCGATCAGCAGACCGTGGCCGAGATCACCATGCGCGACCCCAATACGGGGCGCACCGTCGAAGCTGAAATAAGGGAATAGAATGTTCGATCTCGCCGCGGACGACGGTTCTGTCAGTAAGAAGCGATACAACTCGCCCATCCCTTCCGACACACCAGCGTTGAGCCGTCCGCAGCGGGGCAACAGTCTCGATAGTGGCAAGAACGTCGCCCTTCATCACCGGCTGTTGAACTATTACACCCGCGAGCTTGACCGCCAGTTCGACAGCCGCCGGGATATGGCAATCGATGCGGACTTTTACGACAATATCCAGTGGACCGACGAGCAGGCCGCGACGCTAAAGGCCCGAGGCCAAGTCCCGCTGGTTTTCAACGTCACCGCAACCACGATCGATTGGGTTATCGGTACCGAGAAGCGGTCGCGCACCGATTTCAAGGTGTTGCCGCGCCGAAAGGAAGACGGCAAGCCGGCGCAGCGCAAATCGGAGCTGCTCAAATACCTGGCTGACGTCAACAAGACCAAGTTCCACGTCAGCCGAGCTTTCGAAGATGCTGCCAAGGTTGGGCTGGGCTGGGTCGAGGACGGGTATCAGGGCGACGACGAGGGCGAGCCGTTGTTCACCCGGTATGAATCGTGGCGCAACATGCTTTGGGACAGCGCAGCGGTTGAAATGGATTTGACCGATTCACGCTATGTGATCCGGACAAAATGGGTGGACCTCGATGTTGCCCAGGCGATGTTCCCCAAGCGAAAGTCGCTGCTCGAGCGCAGCGTCGATGACAGCGATAATTTCGCAATGGTTGATTCCTATGGCGATGAGCCGATGGACGGCCCTGAAATGGAAAATCAGGGCAGGGGCGACGGTACCTTCATCGCCGATCGGGTCACCGGTTATCAGCGCCGCCGCATCCGCATCATTGAAATGTGGTTCAAGATGCCAGTGACGGCGGATAAGATCACAGGTGGTACGTTTGCCGGTGAGCTGTTCGATCCGGCCAGCCCCGGCCATCGAGACGCGGTCGAGGATGGCGACGGCGAAGTCGTCAAGCGTCCGACTATGAGGATGTACGTCGCGCTTTTCACCACCGACGGCATGCTCTGGCTCTCACCTTCGCCTTACCGGCACAATCGTTTCCCGTTCACACCGATCTGGAACAAGCGCAGAGATCGCGACGGCATGCCCTACGGGCTGGTGCGAAACATCCGCGACATACAGAGCGACATCAACAAGCGCGCCGCCAAAGCCCTGCACATCCTGTCGACGAACAAAGTTGTTATGGACAAGGGAGCTGTCGATGACATCGAGGAACTGCGGGAAGAGATGGCCCAGCCCGATGCAATCATCGAGGTGAACACGAACAAAACTTTAAAGTTCGACGTCGATCGCGAACTCGGCCAGTGGCACCTCGAGCTGATGTCGCGAAACATCAACATGGTGCAGCAGGTCGGCGGGGTCACCGACGAGAACCTTGGCCGCAGCACCAACGCCGTCTCAGGCATAGCAATTCAGGCGCGGCAGGAGCAGGGCGCGCTCGCCACCGCCAAGCTGTTCGACAATTACCGTCTGGCCCAGCAGATCAGGGGCGAGAAGGAACTGGCAAACATCGAGCAGTTCATGTCCGAGGAAAAGCAGTTCCGCATAACCAACATGCGCGGTAGCCCGGAATACATCACCGTCAATGACGGTCTGCCTGAAAACAGCATCGTTCGGACCAAAGCCGACTATGTCATCGACGAGGACGATTGGCGCGCATCGGTTCGGCAGGCGCAGGTCGAATCCTTGCTCGAGCTGCTCACCACGCTTGCCCCGGTCAATCCGCAGATCGCCATTGTCCTTATGGACCTTGTCGTAGAGGCGATGGATATCCCGCAGCGCGAAGAGATCGTGAAGCGCATCCGGCAGGTCACAGGGATGAAAGACCCCGACGCCGACGACACGGCACCATCGCCGGAAGATGCAGCCAAGGAGCAAGCCGCGGCTCAACAGCAGCAGCTCACGCTCGAGACGATGATGGCCCAGCTCCGCAAGCTTCAATCAGAAGCCGCCAAGAACGAGGCGCAAGCCGCAGATATGCAGGCCCGGACTGTCGGCGCAAACGTCAGCAGCCAGCGTTCCGCCCTCGAGTCCGCCAGCATGGCGATTGTGGCGCCTGGAATCACGGACGTGGCCGACGTCATCCTGCACGAATCTGGCTTCGTCTCCCGCACCGAAGGCGAAGAGACCATGGCAGCCGCGGTGCAGGCCCAGCAGGCGCAAGCGGCTCAGCAACCCCAGCAACAACCCCAACAGCAACAAGACCCCATGGCTATCGGCCTGGGCTGACGAGAGGTACTGATCATGGCAGGCAAACCGAATGCCGCAGAACTGGAAATGCTGACCGACGAGGAGCGTGAGGGCATGCTCGACGAAGACACCGTGG